AGGCTGGGGAGCAGCGCCAGGATGTTCGACGGCGCCATGTGAATCAGCCCGCCCATCCAATTGAGCGCGATCTGGGTTTTCATCAACTGCGAAGCCACCATGGTGACCACGCGTCTGCAGGGATGGGCCGGCGACAGGCAACGCATCGGCTCGCGAGCATAAGGTGTCCGCGACGTGCGGTACTGGCCGGGCTCAGGGGCACCGGTGTCACGCGGGATTCGCATGTACTCGTCGGCCCATTCATCAATCCAGAGATCGGGGTCGGGACGCAGCCCACGGAAGTAGTTCTCACGGTACACCTGTGCACCGTCAGAAAATTCCGTGTGCATAGGTTCAGTTCACTGTTAAGGCGTGATCAAGGTCCGCTGAAGAGAGGCGTTCGGCTTCCTCCAGCGTTCGACGGATTGTCGCGGTGAGATGTTTTTCGATCTGCCAGGGATCCGTCATTGCCGCGAGGTCGTAGGACAACTGAGGTAGCGGTCCGAACAACTGGTCACGCAACAACCGGCCGGCGTCATAGGCGCCGGTCTCGACTGCCTCTCTCGATACCAAAGAGCCTTGCGCCTTGCCCAGTTCGATCTCGGCCAACTTGGCCATGTTGTGTTCGCGCAGTGCACGGGATTTCTGGTAGTCGGGGTGTTTGCCGTCGCTAGGCATCAGCTGCGGCGGCGCAGCCGTGGAAGTCGGCGCCGTCAGGGGCGACAGTTGGCTGTAAACGTCACGTTGAATCCGGTCTTGCTGGTGACGGTCGGCGACGGCGGCCTTGCTGGGGTCGCTGGTTTTATCGAGTAGCGCCTCAGTGGCTTCCAAATCGATCTTGCCATTTTCGGTAAGCACCAGCCGATCCTGACTGGCCAATTTCGAAACATAGGATTTGGCCCAGCCGCGCCGGGCCGCAAACTCCGTTTTACTGATGATTGTCATGGTTATTCTCCAGTTCACCCGCGAGTTCACCGCGAGTTCACCTGTTCACCTCAGTTCACTAAGCTGGTGAACCGTCCGCTAACACAGTCCCGCGGGTTTCCGACCCCGTGTCCTTCAGATACCCCTAGGGTCCCCGGCGGTTTTCGGCGCACCAGATCGGTGCATCACCCCTGTTCGCCCCCGGTTGGTGGGACTTCGCAGACGCCCAGCCGCTTGGCAGCCCAACGTTCGTACAACCCGATGGCAACATCGGCACCGGCCATTGCCGTCAGGCAACCCAAGGCACCCGCCGTCCAGATCGTCATGCCGGCTGCGATCATCAGCATCATCGCCGACACCCCGCAGACAATGCAGGCACCGGATCGAAGCGCGAGGCGGCGTAACAACGCCCAGCCTCGCGCCCCGTCCTTATCGGCCCGCCACATTTCCCCCGATACGCCGCCGACCAGAGCCAGGACGATCACTAACCAGATGGGCATCTCTGCCAGCGCTTGTTGCTCGTTTGTCATCGCCAACCCCTAAACGCAAAAACCCGGCGCGATGGCCGGGTTTGGTGGTGGGTGCCTGCCGCTCTCTGCGGTCGCACCTATCGAAGATGACTACTTTTTACAGGTCGATTCCGGTGGCAGCAACCCCGGTTTAATGCCACCCGGCGAATAAGTGGGTAACACCGGGTGAACACCAAGCGAATGTCGGCGAATATCCCATCCCGGCATTCTGCTGTTTCGGCGGCGTCCCATATGTCCCACCTTTCAGAATCGAAGTGGGACGCCTGAGAGCGACTAAATTCGGGGCTTCGCCCCACCGTCCTACTTATCTCTCTCCCTTCTCGTGTAAAGGAAGAATCTTAAAGAACACGCGTGCGCGTGAAACGCGCGTACTGCTGCCCGCTACGCTTATACGGGCGGGAGGCAGTTTTTAGCGGGACGGTGGGACAGCCCAACAACGACAAGGCCCGCACCTGTCCCACTGCATCAAAACGCAGCGAGACAAGACGGGCCAGTGGGACAGCAATAGCGGGAGCAATGCCTGGGGTCACGCAGCCATCCCCATCATCACACCGAAGATCTGCAGGTGCGCGTCGTGCAAGCGCTGGTAATAAGTGTCGCGGCCGCAACCGCAATGGGCGTACCGCAAACGCATATTCACATCGTGCGTGCAGTAATGCTCACGCACGACCGTGACCAGCTCGGGCGCGAGATGCTTGTTCACGATCAGTTCGATGTCCAACGAACTCTCCAGCGGCGCACGGAAGGCACGTCGTCCCCGAATCAGTTGACCATTAGTCTCCATCATCATGGCGACCATATTTCCACCTGCGAGACCTCCACTTGAGAGATCCGAATGCAGCTCCTGCGCCCATGACCTAAGCAGCGAATCGATCTCCTTAATCATCGAAACAAGGCTCCTCGAACGCTTCGCGCTGCAACGCCGAAGCACCGCCCCACCCTGCCGGCTTCTTGTAAGCCCACGGCCGCTGCCCACTCTTCACCAACGCAGGCAACCGCACGCGCCGCCACCCCAACCGATGCATGATTGCGCCGACACGCATCTGCTCCGGCTTACCCCAATGTCCAAAGTCCAGCTTCAGCGCACTAGCCAGCACCTCGCTGCCCGTGGTGGTCTCGCCGATCTGCGACTCCTCAAGCCAGGTCAGAATCGGACCTTCCCACTCATCCACCACAAAGCGCTCGTCCTGTTCCTCACCGAACATCGACGCCTCATCCAGCGTCACCCACCAAAGGTCACCCGCGTCGTAGCAAAACACCGCTTCAGCCCAAAGCTGCTCGCGAATCGAACGCAACAATTCCAGATCCACCTTGGTACACGCCACCGGCCAGTAACGCCGGTTACCGGTCGCGTCCTTCAGGTACTCGTCCTGGTTAGTCGTACCAACGAACACGCACTGACGCGGCACGTCCATCGTGCGGCGGCCATAGCTCTCGCGATAGGTGTCCGTCGACGCGGAGAAAAACTGCTTGGCCTTGGTGCTCTCGGCCTTGTTGAAACTGTCCAGCTCACCCAGCTCGACGATCCACTTGCCCCGGATCGCCTGAAACCCGTCCTTGTCGCCCAAGGCAAACGGCGTATCCATGAACCACTCACCGCCGAGAATGCTCATCGCCGTCGACTTACCAGCGCCCTGCGCGCCCTCAAGGATCATCACCGAGTCAGCCTTGCATCCCGGCTTCATCACCCGCGCCACGGCTGACAACATCCAGCGCTTGCCAACCTTGGACGAGTAGTCGGTCGCCTTGACGCCCATGACGTCAGTGAGCCAGCTTTCCAGGCGCGGCACGCGATCCCACTCAAGCTTGCGCAGGTACTGCCGCACCGGATGAAACGCATGGTCATGCGCAACCACGCTCACCGCCTCGATCACATGCGACGCCTTGACCCGCAAGTTGTACTGCTGCGCGAGCCACTTCATCACCCGCACATCATCAATGTCCGCCCAATCGCCTGTGCCGCCGCCATATGGGGCCGCACGCAGCTTTACGATCTTCGAACTGAACGCGCTGTAGCTGATCACCCCGGCCCAGCGTTCGTCATTGGCCAGGATCAACTCGACGTTCTGCATGTGCGCAATCAACGCGCCGCTTTCACTGCGGGCCAGCATGTCCTTCCAGCCACCAGCGGCCGGCGGTTTGACCACCGCCAACACCTGACGACGCACCGCTTCCAAACCTTCCGCGACATGCAGGTCGTTGAAGTCGGTCCACTTGGCCTCCCGCTCTCCGGAAAAGATCGGCGCGACCACCTGGCCACCGACAATCAGCGCCGCGTTGTTCGCTTTCTCTTCACCGGGGTTCCACGCATCGCCATTCGGCTTCGTGGTCTTCCAGTCATCATCTCGGCAGATGATCAGCGGGCAACCAGCGAAGCGCTCGCGCATGGCCTTGCAAACCACCAGCAAATTGCCCGCATCAAACGCAACGGCCACGGTCAGTGACGTGGCCATATGCAGGCTTGCGCCGGTCGCGTAGCCCTCACACACCAATACAGGCTCGCCCGGATCCGGGTGCGGCCCAATCAGATGGAAAGCACCCTCTTTGGACATGCCGTAAGGCCAATAGGACTTGTCCCGGCCGGTGTCCTCTTGCTTGGTCGGAAACACCACCTGCAGGCCGACAATCTCGTCACGGACATTGCTCATCGGCACCAGAAACGCACCGGTACGCGGCGCATAACGAACCCCAAAGCCGACAATCTGCTTTCGATCTAGATAGTCGCTACGGCCCTTTTCCGGCATGCGCTTGAACATCCCCGCCGCCCGGTTCGCCGCACGACGTGCCGCATTGGCCGAGATCTCGGCAGCCCTACGCTTGGCTTCTTCTTGCCGAGCGCGCATCACCTCACGTTCTTCAGGCGACATCCGGCCAGCCTTGACCTTGATCTTCTGCGACTCGCCCGAGCGCCAATCACCGAACGCTCCGAAAATCAGCGTCTCGCCCTTTTCCGTACGC